GTTGGAGCGTGGACTGAAAGACGAATCCGACTGCAACAATGTCTGCGCTCGCAACATCGCGGATCGCTTTGAAAGATTGGAAGGCAAATACGAAACCATGCGGCTAGCCACGCTTGAGTGGGGCAAGGATGTTGAGAAACTCCAGCTGCGGAGCGATAGGCATCTACAGCGGATTGAGCGGCTGGAAGGCGTTAAGCCCAAAATAGTGGACTTGCAACTGACACCAGAACAGGAGGAGGGGATAACAGCGCTGTTGCGCCCGAACTATCCGGCCAAACCAGATGGTTCGCCTGTCCCTTCTGGCCTGCTGATGGAACTAGTGGAAGCCGCTCTTGAGCGCGAAGCCTGGATGAACGCTGGTCTAGATGAGTCTGTCTGCCAAGATGATGACCCAACCTACAGATACACGAGCGCAGCCATTGATCAAGGCTTATTAGACGTTAGATCTATGCAAGCTCGTGCTGCGATTAGCGAAGTGGCGGCGTGGTTGAAACGACCAAATGGCGTTGCTTTCTTTTTGGAGGAAGCTCTATCCGAACTTGGAGAAACCACTTACAAGGATTTAGCGACTGAGGTGATTTCAGTGATTGTTGAATGCCTTGAATGTGAGGTTGGCGATGTCTGAATCCTGCTCCGACTGCTGCGGTGCGCCCGTGAAGGTAGCTTGCGAGAAGAACCTCGTCGGTTACACCAACTGGTGGGTTTGCACCGCCTGCGCTGGCCCCTGCAACGCAGTGCCAGTTGAGATTGAATCCAACCCTATTAACCAGGAGGACTTGGACTGATGCGTGCGCTTATTTTCCCAATTGGATTCATTGCTGGATTTGTTGGTTTTCAGCTTGTTATCCGGTATCTCATCCTTACCAATTAGAGAGGAGAACTTCAATGGCTGACCTATCTCCCGCCACTCAGGCAGTGCTGGATGCCTACCGCTCATCACACCTGAGCATCAACAATCTCGCCGCCGCTCTGCGAGCTGCTGTGGATCAAGTGGTGCCGCTGTACTCATGTCACACCAGTGCCACAAGAGGCCAGACACGCCTTGGGATACGCCACAAACTTCTAGCTCTTGCTGATGAGCTGGAGCAATCGTAGAGATCACCACTGATTACCCATGACCCATTACTACCACTTCCTAATTTCCGTCATCCATCCGCAATATGAGATGACCACCAACCGCTATGCGGTCAGTGTTGCAGCTGATGACCCACGGCTGCGTGCGTTTGACGTTGACCACTGGGCAGATCCAACCATGCGGCGGATCCTGTTGGCCTTGCTGTTTGAAGAATGGCTGACCGATGGCTGTGAGGTGGTCGGCTGTGAGGAGATCTCTGGCGCCATCCAATGGGGCGCCTAAACTCTCACCATCGCTGAACTACAGCATGAAACGCATCGTCAGGCTTTCAGGTGGTGCCTTCGACGGGAAGGAGATCTCCATCCCGGCTGAGGCCCACACCATTGCCATCCCCCATCGTGGTGTGAAGGCTTATGAGGAGTTCGTCTATGAGCAAAGCGGTAGCGATCCAGAGCTGTTCTGCTATGTGCGTCAGCAACCGCTCTGCTCCTGACGTACCACCCAGTCCTTTAGCTGTTGGATGTAGCCGCGTACCGCCTGCGCTTGCTCCATGTGCCATCTATCGCCAGTGCGTAGATATGCGCTCACATGCCAATCCACTGCTTTGAGCATGTGGTGGATGATGGGATTCAACGGCTCCCTGAGGGGCGTGTTGAACGTTCTGCGCTCGTCCACGACACCATGAAGCCACGTACAAGGGACATTCTGTATCGCGCCATTGAAGAGGGGATTAAGCGCGGTATGACGCAAGCGCATAAGCACAGCGATGCGCCACCACCGCAATGGATCGAAGGTTGCATCGAGGATGCGATCTGGCTAGAAATCGACGCTGTTTTCGACTTCGATGATCAAGCTCCTTGAGCAGGCGATGGAAGTGCTGTACGACCAGCGCTTCAAGGACTGCACGCTGCGTGATCCAGCCCGACTGGTGGCTGCATTACAAAGCATGTGGCAACCGATCGAGACCGCGCCGCACGACCAGCGAATCGTGCTATACAGGCCCAGCTCGCCATTCGAGCGAGCACGCATCGTCATCGGGTACTACAATGCTGATGGGGAGGCCGCCAGGCGTCCCAGGCCCTATTGGAGCCACGACTGCGAACCATCTACCGGCACCAAGGAAGCGAGGAAACACCCTCCGACCCATTGGTGTCCCATCTACCCCCTACCTACCGATGAGACTTAAAGAAACTGACCCACTGTGGCGCATCATGTCCCGCGCCAGGCTTGAACGGTTGGATTTACCAAGCATCAGCCCTGTGGTTTATGCCTGCGTCATCCGCTCCATCGCTGAGGCGATCCCGCCGGAGGTGAAGACTGCTGATGAGGTGAGGGCATGGCTTGAAGCTGAAGCTGTTAGCGCTGGAGCATGGGGATGACGAACCAACGCTTTTACTTCACGCTGCTAGGCCGCCTTGACTGCATCTGGGCTGCCAGCTTGGCTGAAGCACAGCACAAATTGATCCATTCCAGCTACGGCCCGTATTACAGGTACATCCAATGGCTTTGACACCAAGCGAACGTCTGCGCAACCTGGTGGCGCTTAGAGGTGGCGAGATGCCACAACGCAACCAGACCTGTATGCGCTGCCGGTATTACTGCGATGGCACCTGCCGGCGTCATGCGCCAACGCCAGGCGACAGTGATACATGGGATTGGCCCAACGTTGACCCAGGGGACTGGTGCGGCGAATGGCGTAGTATCTGACCTGTTACCCCATACATCAATGTCACTAACCTTTGCAAGCCGTTCCTTGCAGCGCACCTTTGCGCTGGAAGATTTAACAGCACTCACCAAAACACAACTTCGGGTATTGCATGAAGAATTGATCAAAGCCATCGAAGCGATGGACAACAAAATAGAAGAGGTGCAAACGGAAGAAAAACTAGGTGTCACGCCAGAAGTCAACTGGTTGCATCGCATCAGCAAGAAGAAAGCAATCTGCAAAACATTTGTAGATCAGGTATCTGAGCTGATATTAGAAACCAAGGGACCCTTTGAGCATATTTATCGCTTGAAGTTGGAGCAGCTTTTACTTGATGAACTTGGCGAGGACACTTGGCAAGAGATCAAGGATGAGGCGATGCAATTTGCGCTTGCAAGTCTTCCACAAGCAGTTCCAGCCTCATGATTTCATACGTTGCCTGCTGCAGTAACTGCTGCTGCATGGCGCAAGCACGATAAAGCGCAGCCTCACGTTCCGTCATGCTGCGTGCCTCAAGCTCAATACGCAGCGACTCTTCTGGACTGCGTTCAATTTGTAACCATTTCATTGATCTGTAACACCATGAGCGATTTCAGTGTAGTGATGAACTGGCGGGAGGACCAGCCCACGCGCAGTGGGCCTGGTATCAGCCGACCGATGCCTGGTGCCGCGACTGCTATGTACCACCTGCGTGTCAAGCCATTGCATGGCGCTGCCATGAAGGTGACATTGAAGGCGGAATCACCAGCCCATGCCAAGCGCTATGCCGAAGCGCGGTGGCCTGAAGCCAAGGTGGAGTTCGTATGATCGCCCCTGATTTCTTGGCAGCACTGCGGCGGCGCTATCGCGCTGAGCTGATACTGGTATTGGTGCAGCTAGAGCAGCTGACGCCAGGGTGGTGGTTGACCATTGCTGAGCTAGCTGATCAGCTAGGCACTGATCGAGCAACCTTGAATCGCAGCCTACGCAGACTGGAGGACGTGGGACTGCTGCGCCGCTCTTCCATCAGCAACACTGGCGGCACATGGATTTGGTGGGTGCAGCGCCATGAAAACGATGCACCGCGCCTAGATGACGAGCCAGCATGGCTGGTGCGCGATGTGAAGCGCCGCGAAACCCAGCGCATCACGATCAACACGCGATGGTCTTGGGCGCAACGCCAAGGGATTCCCCGTGCAACCATGCAGAGCTTCTTGGGTGGTTACCAACGATTACTGCGTGGCCGCTGGGAGATCATTGCATCGCCTACTGACTGTTACCGTGTCGAGGTGGCCTGAGACCATGTATCACCCCTTCCTCTCTTGGTGGGAGGCGCTGTTGACGCGCCTCCTAATCCGGTCTCCACGGATCGGCAACATCGCTATCCGCGAATACGGAACGAACATCCACTGGGTCTTGTACAACAGCGGTGATCCGTTCCTTAGTGAGCCGTCACCGCCACCTGAGGAGCCGGAACCAGCTTCCATGCTGCTGGAGCGGTTGTATCACGCACCTGATGCGACCAAATGACGGCTTACACAGCTTCGGTGTCGCCCGGTAGCTACGGGGCGCATCCGGTGGCGCATGGCCCTGAGACCTTTTTCGCCCCTTGGTATTTCGATGGATCAACCGTTCACTGGAGACACCCCTATGGAATCTTTGAAGACGCTCTTGCAATTGCTGCCGGAATGGCAGTACGAACAGGCCAAGGCCGAGTTCCTTGATTACCTGTATGATTTGTATGACCGTGACAATGCTCCCCTGGGGCTGCGCGGTACTTACACCGGGCTGTGGGAGCGCTACCAGCGTGAATCAGCCGAACTTGAACGCCTAGCCATTTACATCAACAAATGACAACTGCACGCATTATTGGGCTGTATAGCCCTGCGCCGCAATGCGGCAAGAGTTCTGTTGCCGGCATCCTGTCTGAGCGCGAGATCATTCCAGTGCCATTTGCCGGCACTTTGAAAGACATGATCGTGCCCATGCTTGTTGCCTTGGGCTACGACTACCCCAGGGCATGGCAGCTGGTCTTGCATGACAAGCAGTATGTGGTGCCTGAGATCGGTGTCAGCGTCAGGCACATGCTGCAAACGCTTGGCACCGAATACGGCCGCCAGTGTCTGCGACCTGATGTGTGGTTGATTTGCTGGCGCAAGAAAGCAGAGCGCTTTGGCTCAGTGGTGGCTGATGATGTCCGCTTCACCAATGAAGCAGACCTGATCCGCAGCATGGGTGGTGAGCTGTGGCTTGTGCGTCGCGCAGGCGTACAACGCACCACCAACCATGCCAGTGAAGGTGGGCTGGATGACTACAACTTTGATCGTGTCATCGACAATGATGGGACATTGGATGAGCTGCGATCTAAGGTGATGGCAGCATTGCGATAGCAATTGGGCAGTTTGCGTTATCACGCCGGTCGCATGGTGCTTTACCAAGGCACCGAAGGCTGGCGTGTTCGCGTCAAAACCAGGACCGGCAAGCTGGATCTACCAATTGAGGCATCAGAGCTTGAAGATGCTGTCATCGAGGCTGAGCAGCTCTATGCTGATGCGCGTGGTATCACGAATGCCCAACCGATCTGCCAATCCTGCGTTCATTGGGAGTTCGTCAAGGCAGAATGCGGGATAGGGTTCCCTGAAGGACGATCCAGTGGTGGCAGATTCGCAAGCAAATGCTGCGCCTATTGGGCGGACTGAATACGACGATGGGTTTTACATCGAGACCTTGACCGACCAGCGCACGGGTGAGCCGATGTATCGCAGCTGCACGCCTGGTGGTGGGATCTGCCGTTACAGCTCTGACCTATGGCAGGCAGAGCTGTATGTACAGCACCTTAGGGCGCGTTAGTCGTCTTCATCCAGATCAGGTGGCTCCAGGCCAGTCCATTCGGCGACCATGATTTCACGATCCAGATCCCAGAATGGTTGACGCCTGAGCCAGCTGAAAACCGGCTCGGCCCCCTTGGAGCCATTACAGACGCGACACGCGGCCAGGAGGTTGCTGCGTATAGTCAGCCCACCATGAAATCGCGGAATAACATGATCTAACGTGTCAGCTGGTTCGCCACAATAGGCACACTCATGATTCCACGCTTCAAAGATTTGTTTGCGAAAACGATGTTTCGTAACTTTCTTTGGAATCAGCTCTGCGCCATGGATTGCGTGGTTAATGTAACCACCATCAAGCTCGTGACATTCAATTGAGAAGTCAACAATTTCTTCGGTGAGTTCCTGAATCCTTGAGGCAACATTTTCAACCAGTTCATCGGGATCCTGTTGTCCATCAGTGCTTGTCAGGAACATGATTTTGGCGACATTTAGCCAGCGCTTCTGCACCGTGAATGACGGGATGGATTCCGGCTCATAGCTATTGGGGCAGTTGCCTGGCAGACAATGCCAATAGCCACCGTTGCCGATTTCCATCTGATCAACAGGCAGTGAGACCCTGCAACGGCTATTGCGCCTGCACTGCCTGTACTCGTGACTCACGCCGCGTCAGCGACTGCAAATACGGTAGCGGGTGGTACTGTTTAGCCCTTGCTGGCCGTTACTTTCTCATTAAAGTTGTAACGGCCAACTTGGTCATAGCCGCGTTCGGGTAGGTCCGCCAGCAGCAGAAACTTCATCTGACCGATTTTCATTCCAGGCCAGACAGGAAGCGAATGATAGCGGCGGCCATTCTTCAGCTCCATTGTCAAACGGGAGCCAACCCACTTTGGATCACACCAGCCAGCTTCAGCGTGATCCCATCCTTCGCGTGCGCGACTTGACTTAAGAACAAACTGAGCACCGACGTGATCAGGCAGGAAGAACATCTCTTGGGTTTCGGCAAGGAAAAATTCCCCTGGCGCCACCCAAAACGGATCCTCTTTGGTGTACTGCTCAATGTGAAGGATCTGCAGCTCCGGCGTGTGCTCCACCTCCACCAGCAACGTCGAACCCAGCGTCACGTCAAGGCTGGCGGGATTCAGCAGTTCTTCGTTGTAAGGCACGACCATGCCTTGGGTGAGGCACAGCTCACGGATCTGGTGATCAGCTAACAGCAAGGTGAAAGGTTCAACGCTCCGCCAAGATAGCCCAACCCGTGGCAGTGCCCTCCACTTGCCAACGCCGCCCCCAGTTCTTGCGGCTGTACTGAACAGAGCGGCCTGACTTGTTCAACGTGGTGCCATTCACTAGGTCTGCCTCCCCAAAGGGATCATGGGCGATCACATGGGTTGGCGTGTGACCAATGATGCAGCAGTAGTGCCCGCCGCCGCTGGGCTTGCTTACAGGGCCTCGATGCAGGTAGCCACATGGGATGGGAACACCTTTGGCAATCTGCTGCTCCAGGGTGGTGAAGCTGGCATTCTGCACAAACCGTGCCTTGATGCCATAACTGCTCAGCGCTCGGATCTGAGCCTTGGCGTCAGTGGTGTCGCCATATTGCTGCACACGCTTCAGGTACTGGTCATCGCCATTGGCGCCCTTCAGCGTGCCGGGCTTGAGGTATTCGAGCAGCATCGCGCAGGAGCTGCTGAAGCACATGCGCCGTCCCTGATCGGTAGAGCTATCAAGCTGCGCATAGAACGGCACCTGCAGTGGATTGCCAAAGCCCTGCTGCTGCACCTCCGGCAGCCCCATGCCTTGCAGCCATAGCCGCCCCTCAGCTTCACGGCGACGCTTCAGACCAGCTTCAAAGCTGCTGCCAGGGTTGCAGTAGAGCAGCAACGCATCCGGCACCTTGGCCCAATCTTTTTCGCGTAGCCGCTTGGTGATGGTCTCGAATCCAACGGCACCGTAGAAGCTGGCGCCAAGGTTGTAGCCAAAGCTGATGAGTGCCGACTGCTGACCAGCAGACATCTCATTCCAATGCGG